CACGCCGTATTTATCTTGGCAAAATGGAATCGAACAATATGACGACGACGATGTCATCCGTAATGCGACATACCTAAACGCCGAAGACCCAAATGTTGCTTTTGTCAATAAATTTTACAACTGGACGGCGGCTCACGTAGACAGTAACGGCGTCGTAGTTGCTGGCACGCCACAAATACTCGCCGTAGACGATAATAATTTGGCCCCATGGCGACTAGCGTTACAAATAATACCGAACAACAACAACAATCTGCTGCTATCTATTACGGGAATAGCCATAGATGGAACGACTACCGCAGAACTGGATTCATTAACATACATTTTTCATGCCCTATTTAAAAGCAGTGAAAAAATATCTGTCAAAATATCGATGGAAGTAGATGGATATTCTCAAGTCATCGACCCAGTAACAACAAATTTTGACGTCACTGACGAATACTTAACATGCAGGTCCAATTTCGCTGAACTATACCCAAATAAAAGCAAGCCTTCCAATTTGTATATTGGCTTGGACGCTACGGTCACTATTAATATTTTAATTACTTCTCATAATAGCCAAACCTTATATATGACATGTCCGTTCTTATATCAAGAATACGAATACATGCAAAACCCCTTTGTCAAAAACAGCATAAAATATATTCCCCAAGTTTTGTTTGAAATAGACCAGGCACAAGACCCCCAATACCCTATGGCTAAGTTGATCCATGCCTTGAATCATGCTTCTGCACAAACTTCGGCGCTAGCAGCGAGATTTTGGAAATTAGATTTAGAAGAATTGCCAGTTGAATATGACGGTACTGAAGATTTTTCTAAAAGCAAACTTGTTGATCCTAATCTTGCCGATTATGAATATTTAGATTGGTTGGCACAATTTAACGGCACCTCCGTGCGTAAAAATATTTATGCCCCAAACCCTGCCAATGCTACCAAAACTCAAAATTTAGGGGTTCGTGTTGCGACAACGACCGCAGGATCGACCCCATATTCGCTTGCGACATCTTTTGCAAATGGTGACACTGTTGATGGTGTCGTATTAAAAACCGGGGACAGAATTCTTATCAAAAATCAGGCATTTTTATCGCAAAATGGTATTTATGTTGTTGGTGATGCAGGTCGTCTATCAACGGCCTCTACGACATTTACTGCTTCAGGCACCAGTATTTCAGGGGCAGCAACTTATACCGGTGTTTCGCAAAGTGCAACAAGCGGTTCTGGTACTGGTGCGGTTTTCACTATTACTAAAACTGGGTCAGGCACCACATATACTGGTTTTATTACGGTAACCATAACCTCGGGTGGCGCTAACTACGTCGTAGGTGACACGATTACTATCCCAGGCGCCAGCCTCGGCGGCGGTGGCAACTTGACTTTAACTATTGGAGGCAGTCTAACGGGTGCTCCCACTAGGGCTACGGACATGCCGGCTGGTCTGCTTAATATCTCTGCTGGGTTTTCTGTTTGGGTTAGTAGTGGGACACTTTATTCTGGAACCATTTGGAGATTAAGAAATGCGACCAACCCAACGGTGGGTACGACTCAATTACCTTTTGGTATTAAGCAGATATCGGTCGACGTAGCGACGACAACTGCAGGAACGCTTGCGACATCTTTTGAAAACACCGACTACATTGATAATTTCCAATTATCTACAGGTGATAAAATTCTTATTAAAAATCAAGCGACTGCATCACAAAATGGTGTTTATGTTGTTGCTGCTAGTGGCGCTCCTACTAGAATTGCAACATTACCCGCCGCTTATGTCATGGGTGGTTCGCTCACTCCATCTAGAAGCATTTCTGCTGCCTCTTATAATTCCGTAAGTGCGGCAACAACCTACACAACAACAACGGCCCATGGGTTTAGTAATGGTGATATAGTTCAAGTTACTGGGATATCGCCAACTTCTTTTAATACAACAGCAGCAGCATTTGTAACCAATAGTACACAATTCTATTTTCAGACATTTGTTGGCAATTCGGGTGGCTCCTATTCGACTGGTGGAACTGCAACAACCTTGACTCCCAATGAGTATTTGGATGTTTTTGTTGCTGATGGTTTGTCTAATAGATACAAAATCTTCAGAAGCACCTCGAATGCCCTAGTAATTAACACTGATAGTTTGAATTTTTCTGAGGTTGCTTTGAGCGCCTATGAGGATGATGTTGATGCGTTTGCTCGTTGGCAGATTTCTAACGGTTATTGGGGGTATAAGGCTGGTACTCGTGAGGCTTTTGATGGTATTTTGGACAGGTATTTAACTGGTACCAAGTATCGGACTTATACTTTGACCGGTTTTCTTTTGTCTATTAAGACTCTGTATGATGAAACTCCATGGGCATCCTATGGTCGTAGTCCATTATTGGAAGCATTGTTGGAACCAGCACGCCCTGCAGGGTATAAACTAGTAGTAGAAGTTGTTCATGACTTAAGATTTACGTTCAACAGTGCTACTTTGGGTCAATTTAATGATGACCCGCTTGGATAGGGAGTTTTCATGGCATATCGTGGCTATATACAGTGGAATTCAGGAGATACTCTTAATGCCGGAGATGCTATGACGTACCTAATGCAACAGACTCCTGTAATTTGGGATACCGTTGCTACTCGTAATGCCAACGCCAGTTATGTCGCTAGTTTAATTGAGGGTAATCTTTGTTTTATTCAAGCCACTGATACTTTATACTATTACGATGGCGCTGCATGGCAAGCCATTGCAACGTTGGCGTACGTAAATTCAACTAGTGCCACGGCAAGAGATGCTTTAATTTTGTCATACATGAATTCAAACTAAGGAGAAAAATATGTCAATTAAATTTATTAAAGATACTACAGAACGTGCCGTTACCGCTTTTCTCGCCTCATACCTGGGTGCCTGGGTCAATGCTGGTGCAAACTTTGAAGGCCTAACCAACACGGATAGCCTGAAGACTGGCGTTGTTGCTGCCGGACTCATCGTTGCCGCGTCACTCGGACTTAAAAAAGTCGGTTCAAACAAGGAATCTGGCTCTATCCTCTGATAGTCCTACCAGCACATACTTCTCTCAACTACAATGTTGTAGGCATCAGAGGAGAATAACCTATGCTTGCAGGAACATACAACATAACTTGTGAACAGGGCTCGACGTTCAGCCGTATCATTACGGTGGAATACCCCGACCCCAACGACAGTAGTACAATGCTTCCGTATAACTTTACTGGTTTTACCGGCAGAATGCAGATACGGCGGACGATTGAGTCATCCATTGTCATGATTGAACTCACGACAGCGAATAGTGGCATCGTATATACCGCTTCAGCAACGGTCAACGCTGGCTCTTTCGTTGTAGGTACAAGATATATCATTTTGACTGTAGGCAATACTTCATTTACGGCGATTGGCGCTGCCAGCAATACGGTGGGAGCATCATTTGTAGCCACCGGAGTGGGGAGTGGAACGGGAACAGCCTACTCTCCAAGTGGACAACTGACCATCAATATGACGGCAGGACAGACCGCAGCACTTGAAACAAGCGGCGTATACGACCTGGAAATAATCAATTCATCAAGCCAAGTCTCAAAACTCCTAAAAGGTGCCTTTACACTTCTCCCTGAGGTCACCCGATGACTGGTATCCCTAATACGGTCAATATTCAGCAGGATACCCCGAATACTGTCACCGTAAATCAAGAAGACCAAAATTTAGTTAACGTACAAACAATAGTCAATAACGTCACCGTGACCACAGGGTCTATTGCAACAGCACCAACTAGGCGACATATACATACACAAGGGTCAGTTTCCTCTACATGGACAATTACTCATACCCTAGGGGGCAATCCTAGTGTAATGGTTGTGGATTCTAGCAACACAGTTGTCTACGGTGAGATACAATATTTATCTAGTACTCAATTACAAATCTTATTCAGTGCTGCTTTCTCCGGATTTGCATACCTAACCTAAGGAAACGCCATGGCTCAGAAGTTTCTAACAAATATTGACCTCAATCAGAATCAACTGATTAACGCAAAATTCGAGGCATTGGCCACCAACCCAAGTAGCGGCAACTTTGAAGGCCGGATGTACTTCAATACTGCGACATACAGCCTTATGGTGTATGCCAACAGCGCATGGCGAAAGACAGTACATAGCATTACTTCTGGTGGCGGCGCAGGAATTGCCGAGGCCCTCACAGTTTCTGAGTCCAACGGCACCGTCACTCTTACCCTCAATGTCGCCGATACCGATAGTGCTGGTTTGCTACCTGCCGCAATGTGGAATACTATTACCGACGCCACCGATTCGGCCACTGCTTCCAAGTTGGCAAAACGTGATGCAAACGGCAATTTAAAGGTTGCCACCCCTACGGATGATGCCCATGCCGCTACTAAGGGCTACGTTGATGCCGCTCGTTCAGGCCTGGATGTTAAGCAGTCGGTCCGTGCAGCAACTACCGTTGCCGTTCTTCTCGCTTCTGGTCTAGAAAATGGCGATGCAATTGACGGAGTAACGCTTGCTACTGGCGACCGCGTCCTCGTAAAGAACCAAAGCACCGCTTCTGAAAACGGTATTTACGTAGTCCAGTCTACTGGCGCTGCTGTCCGCGCAACAGACTTTGATGGTACAGGTGAAGTATCTGGTGGAGCGTTCACGTTTGTTGAAGAAGGTACCGCCAACGCCGACTCCGGCTGGGTCGTAACAAGCAACGGAGCCATTACCGTAGGTACAGACGCAATCATTTTCGCTCAATTCTCTGGTGCTGGAACATTTATGGCTGGTGACGGTCTCACCAAGGATGGGAATACGATTAATGCTGTTGGAACAGCGGGTCGCATCACCGTATCTTCAGACGCTATTGATATTGCATCAACCTACGTTGGTCAAAATACCATTACCACACTCGGAACAATTACGACAGGTGTCTGGAACGGCACGGACGTTGCAATCGCAGATGGTGGTACTGGGGCTTCAACTGCTGGAGATGCCCGCACCAACCTTGGTTTAGCAATTGGTACAGATGTTCAGGCTTATGACGCTGACCTTGCTGCAATCGCAGGTTTGACTTCTGCTGCTAACAAAGTCCCCTACTTCACTGGTTCTGGCGCTGCCGCACTTGCTGACTTCTCAGCAGCGGGTCGCGCCCTAGTCGATGACGCTGATGCGGAAGCACAACGCTCAACTCTTGGTCTAGTCATTGGAACTAACGTACAGGCGTATAACTCAACTTTGGCAGCCGTTGCTGGTGGGACATACACCGGCGACAACGACATCGTAACCGTCGGAACAATTACCACTGGTACTTGGAATGGCACAGACATTGCTGTCGCCGATGGTGGTACTGGTGCCTCATCTGCTGCAACTGCCCGTACTAACCTCGGTACCGCAACTTCTGCTGGCACGGCAACGACTTCTACTCCCGCTCTTGCTCGCATTGCTAAGCAAGGTTGCGCCGCCAGCATTACCGGTACCTCAACGACAACAGTTAGCCATCTTTTTGGCACAACAGATGTCATTGTTCAGATTTACGAAGTATCTAGTGGCGCAACAGTTATTGGCGACATTGTCCGCACTAGCGCAGACGTTGTTACTGTTACACTTTTGGGAACGATTGCTCTCAACGACTACACAATCGTAGTAACAGGCTAAACAATAAATGCCCTGAGGGGCTTGGCATAAGAGACGACTGAGGTCATGGCTCAAAAATTTGTAACACCAATCACGATTAAGCAGTTGTCTTCTGCTGGCTCCGATGGTTTGACGATTTATGTAGACGCAGACTCTTATGCAAGACTCCAAATACAAGGCGGCGGTCGTCTCGTTTGGGGCGATGGTTCAAGTGCTGGCGACGTAAACCTCTATCGCGATGAAGCGAATGTTCTCAAAACTGACGACACCTTTAAGGTCCCGGTTTTATTCATTGATGGCATTGAAGTAGATACTTCTGGCGCAACTTCTGGTCAAGTTCTCCGTTTTGATGGTGCGAAGTTTGTTCCGTACACTGGTGGAGATGGAGCAACTGGTCCCACGGGCATGACTGGTGCGACAGGACCGACGGGTGTAACGGGAAGTACTGGAAGCACTGGAGCCACTGGACCAACAGGGATAACTGGCGCTACAGGAAACACCGGACCCACTGGCCCAACGGGAGTTGGAGCAACCGGCACTACTGGCCCAGCAGGTGATACAGGTGCAACTGGACCAACTGGCATAACTGGTGCAACAGGAACTGCTGGAAGCACAGGAACCACTGGAGCGACGGGCCCTACTGGCATAACTGGCGCAACTGGAGCCAATGGGAACAATGGGGCTACGGGCGCGACTGGTCCTACTGGAGTAACGGGTGCGACGGGTATAACGGGCGCAACAGGCACGACTGGTGCTACGGGCCCCACTGGAACTACTGGTGATGTAGGTGCAACAGGTACAACTGGTGCTACTGGAACCACTGGCGCTACCGGACCTACGGGTATCACGGGTTCTACAGGAACTACGGGCGCAACCGGCGCAACAGGTCCGACGGGAATCACTGGAACCACAGGCGATACTGGTGCAACGGGTCCTACGGGTATCACGGGAGCCACGGGCACGACAGGAACCACTGGTGCGACTGGCCCGACTGGCATAACAGGCGCTACTGGTATCACGGGTAATACAGGGCCTACGGGAGTAACTGGAACTACCGGCGCTACAGGACCCACGGGCATCACTGGACCGACTGGCGTAACAGGCGATACAGGTGCAACAGGTATCACTGGTGCGACTGGACCAACTGGAGTAACTGGAGCGACGGGCGTTGGTGCAACTGGTGCGACCGGCACAACAGGTCCGACGGGCGTAACAGGACCGGCAGGAAACTTCGGCGGAATCACCCTCGACTATACGTTCAACACAAACACGACAGCAACTGACCCAGGCGCTGGATTCCTGAAGTTCAACAACGCAGATGTAAGTCTCGCAACTGTTCTCTACATTGATGATTTGTCCGACGGCTCAACCGATGTCCAATCATTCTTGCGGACCATTGATGATTCAACGAGCACTATCAAGGGTCACTTTAGAATCTCGAACAAACTTGACTCAAATGATTTTGCGCTATTTACAATTTCTTCTACCACGGAAGAAACTGGATATTTTACCGTTGACTGCGCATATGTTTCTGGTCCGTCAACATCGTTCAGTAATAACGAAGATGTAATTATCACATTCGCTCGCACTGGTGACGTAGGTACGACTGGTGCCACAGGTGCTACTGGTGCTACAGGACCGACCGGCGTTACTGGAACCACGGGCGCCACCGGTCCTACTGGAGTAACAGGTGCAACAGGTACCACGGGCGCAACTGGAACCACTGGTACCACTGGAGCGACAGGCCCTACTGGAATTACTGGAACCACAGGTGACACAGGACCCACCGGAGTTACGGGAGCAACTGGAACCACGGGAGCAACTGGTCCTACGGGAATTACTGGAACCACAGGCACAACGGGGGCTACTGGTGCAACTGGCCCGACGGGAGTCACGGGCACTACTGGCGACACAGGTGCAACCGGACCGACTGGTGTTACTGGGGCAACAGGAACCACGGGCACTACGGGCGCGACAGGCC